ATGCGTGAGGACGATTTTAATACCCTCACGCAGGGGCAACGAGATATATTTACCTATGTAGAAGTAAGGGAAGCCAATGAATACGAGAATAACAAAAGCGACCCTAACTATTTAAGTTTGCACAAGGCAAAGCGCAAGGCCACAAAAGAGGTTCAGGAATATCTTTTTAATAAACGTCATAAATGATATTTGACACCTCAAAAGACTTCGATAGGCAAACAGCGATTGCAAGGTTTGAAAAGTTAATGACTGCAAAGGCAAAGTTTGAACTAACGGAAAAGAAACCTATACGGTCAATACCTCAAAACAGTTATTTACATTTGATTATAAGCTGGTTTGCGCTGGAGTATGGAGAAACACTCCACTACGTAAAGCAAAACATTTTTAAAGCAATAGTAAACGCTGACCTGTTTATATACGAGCGAGTAAACACAAAGACAGGGATAACACGCAAAGACGTAAGGTCTACGGCATTATTAGATAGCACGCAGATGACACTAGCTATTGACAGGTTTAGAGTGTACAGCGTTAAGAATGGTATCTACTTACCAGAAGCGGGTGAGCTTGACAACCTCAACCACATACATACAGAAATTGAAAAGCAAAAAAGATATTTGTAGATAACTTATTTCATATATAAAATGTTAAATTGATAATAACTTAAAATAATAAAAATGAAAATAGAATTAATAGTAAACAATAAACCTTTTAAAAAAACTATATTATTTAATATTTTATATGTGGTGTTATGTATAGTTATTTTGGCTATATTATTAATATCTTTAATGATAAGCACTAACCATTTTTTTCATTTAGATGGTGCAGAGAAAGTTAATTTAAAAGAATGTATTTCTTTGATAGCAATATTTTTTATAGTGTTATTTGTAGGTGGTAAGATGTTTAAAATATAATTATACATAACATCTGATACGTGAAACTCCAACAATATAACGACATATTTGTATGTTTAAAAAATAAAAAGCATACACGATAAAAATGGAACTACAAGAAGCAAAACAGAAACTAGCCGCGCAAGGTATAACCGTAGGATGGAAAAAACACGACTATAAATTTAGAGTTTTGGCTACCTACCCAGACCGCGAAGTAATGGGCAAAGTAGACCATAGAACGGAAACAATAATGCAAGCAATCAACAAAACTATTTTGCACTTAGCAGAGTAGTTTTTTTTATTCGTTTATTTTTAGTAGCTTTACAGCCATGCAAACAACCTTAGACAAACTAGCAGAGCATGACAACAGATGGAGGGCTTACGCTTACTCTATAACTAACAACACGCAACTAGGCGACGAGTTAGTGCAAGAGATGTATATTAAGTTTGACCGCAACGGCTACACAAAGACAAATAGTTCATATGTCTACTGGTGTATCTTAAACTTGTTTAGGGACGTTTTAAGAACCGATAAGCACGAAATAGATATAGAAGATGTTAGTAACTACTTAACGCAAGAGAACGAAGATAACGAAGCCACAGCAGCGGAGTTAATGCTTACGGAAAAGTTAAAGCAGCATGACCCATATTATGCGGATTTAGCACTTATGGAGGTAGACGGCAAAACCTTTCGTGAACTCGGCAAGCGTTATCAAGTACACTACTCTACAATCTCATACAACGTGGTTAAAATTAAAGACAGTTTAAAATTTGATAAGGAGTTAAGAGATTCATACCTAGCACAAAAGCAATAAAATGAAAGATAACATAAAACCAGTTAAAACTTATACCGATAATTCTGGAAATTGGTTTGTTGAATTTAAACAAAAAGAATTAATAAACCTTTTGGAAAAAAATAATACAGATACTTATGTTTCTCAAAAAAAAAGCATACACGCAAAAGAAAGCGACAAAGACATTAAGCAGTTTATAAACGCATTAAAAAAATACAAACGTAAAAATGGGACGAAAAAAAGGAGTTAAGAACAAACCGCAAATGACAGGCATAGGCGATGTCGTTAAGGCGTTTACTCAATCACTAGGAATTAAGCAATGTGAGGGCTGCTCTCGTAGGCAAAAGTTTCTAAACAAAGCGTTTCCCTTTAATAATATTAAGGGCGAAATGACACAGCAGCAATTTGAGGACTGGGGAGCGTATAGAGTAGCGGATAAGAATATTATACTAGATTCGGACATGGACTTTATTGAGGATACATACAACGCTATTAACATCACATCACTAGAGCCGTGTAGAAGCTGCGGAGGCGAGGGCTGGCTACAACTAATTAAAGGAATAGAGAAAGTGTACGCAAAGTATTAATTCTTTAAAAAAAAATAAAGATGACTTACTTTATATTTGATTAATCAAATTATATCAAAATGGCAAAAAGAGGAGGAGCAAGAACTGGATCAGGGCGTAAATCAAAAGATGAAGAGCAGCAACTAGCAGAGAAGCTATCATACCTAGACCCTAAAGCAATACGAGCATTAGAAGAAGGAATAGACGAGGGTAAGGATTGGGCGGTAAGAATGTATTTTGACAGGGTTTACGGAGGCATAAACAAAAACGTAGACGTTACAACGAATGGAGATAATGTACAAATGCCATTTTTAAGCATAGACCCGCTTAGTGATTAAACAAACAAGAGCACTACAAAAAATAGGTGCGTTAAGCAAAAAGATTTGGTGCCTGCAAGGTTCGCAAGGCGCGGGCAAGACATACAGCACATGTATGTACATTGCAAACTATCTTATAACAAAACGTAAAAGAGAGTGCTACATTGTATCTGCTGAACTATCTAAAATGCGCGACACCGTGTTAAAGGATTGTATTAACATTATACAAGAGATAGGGGTAGACTGCAAAATGACTGGTATAGATTTCGGACAGCCTAAAATTACTTTTCCTGGTGGTTCGTTTATTCGCTTTATAGGATTAGATAAAGACGACGTAGGTAAAGGTTTACGCTCCGACCTAGTGTATATTAACGAAGCAAACAAGATAAACTTTGAATCTTATCGAGAACTAACCTCACGCGCTAAGCGCATCATTATAGACTATAATCCGAACGTAGAATTTTGGGCGCATAAGGAAGTAATACCACGCGACGACTGCGACTTTCTACAACTTACTTTTCTAGATAACGAGTATCTAAGCGAGCAAGAACGCAACGAGATACTGAGGTATAAGAGTAAGGGCTACAATGACGACGGCACAATAAAGAGCGAGTACTGGGCTAACAAATGGCAGGTGTACGGATTAGGCAATACAGGCGGCATTGAGGGCGTTATATTCGAATCGTTTAAACAAATAGACAGCTTGCCACAAGATGCAAGGCTATTAGGGCATGGTTTAGATTTCGGTTATACAAATGATCCTACCGCCATAACAAGTATCTATAAATATAACGATAGCATAATCTTAGACGAGGAAGTGTATAAGACTGGTTTGCTCAACAGCGACATTGTAAGCCTCTGTAAGCAGCAATCTATTGGTACTAGTCTATATATATACGCAGACAGCGCAGAACCTAAGAGCATCGCAGAGATTAAGCGTGCGGGCATACGCATACTACCAGCCAAAAAGGGCAACGATAGTATAAATTTCGGAATACAATTAATGCAAGAGCAGGATATTGTAATCACCACAAGGTCTAAGAACCTAATAAAAGAATTTCAATCTTACACATGGGCAACCGATAAGACAGGCGAGCGACTAAACAAGCCTATTGACATAAACAACCACGCTATCGACGGAGTGCGGTACGCGATAATGGAACTATTCGGTAAGCCTAAAGGAGTTTATTACGTAAGGTAATTAAAATAATTTAAAAAACAAATAAATGAACATAAACATTCCAACACAACTAAGCGAAGTAAGCCTAATACAGTTTATGAAGTATAACGAATACTTAAACGCTAACAAAGATATAACGCAGCAGCAAGCAGATAAGAAGCTTTTAAGCGTGTTTTGCGGGCTATCTTTAAAAGAGGTCGAACAAATACCGATAAAGGATTATAAAGAAATTATAACTATCTTACAGGGTGTACTGCAAGAGCCAGCAAAGCCGCTAGTAACCACTTACAAAGGTTTGGGCTTTATACCTAATTTAGACAATGTAAGCGTGTCGGAATACGTGGACTTAGAGAAATTCTATACAGAGGACGAAAGCACTATCGACTATTTTATGGCGGTACTTTACAGACCTATTGAGCAGAAAGTAATAGGCTCTTACAGCGTTGAAAAGTACACAGGGGAAGCGTTACACATAGACAAAATACACGCGCTACCAATGGACGTCGTAAGGTCTGCAATAGGTTTTTTTTTGACTTTAAGGGACGACTTGTTAACTTGTACCCTGAAGTATTCCAAGGAGGCGAAGTAAACGACGCGACAAATATCCGTAATAATTTCGGTAAAAAATGGGGCTGGTATCATCACATTAGAGTGCTATGCGCTGCTTTCAATTATACGATTGAGCAAGTTGAGCAAATGCGAATACACGAGGCGTTTATGGAAATGGCGTACCAAAGCGACCTTAATACCATGGCTAAACAAAAAGCATAGTCAAATCGTTTTAACATTATGAACGCATACACACAACTACTTAACTACCTACTGTCTATTTTAAGCGCAGATACCGACATTAACACGGTTACCGAGGGCAGCCAGATAGACCAGATCGACATACAAAAAAAGAACCTTTACCCGCTTGCGCACATAGAAGCAGCAGACGGAAACTTTACGGCAAACAATTTTCAGTTTAACGTTACGGTTCAAATACTTGACATGGTGCAGACACGTAAAGAGATAAACACCGACAAGTTTACTACCAACGACAACCGCCAAGACGTTTATAACACCTCTTTACAATCCCTTAGACGCATGTACAATGAGTTAGTAAGAAATGAGATTATAAGCGTATCAACAGACAGCGGATTTACAAAGGTAGATTCAGTTAAAAATGGTATCTATGGATGGGAACTTAGTTTGTTAGTTGAAGTGCCTAACGATGTTATGTCTATATGTCCGTAAAGAAAGCCTTAGAAACGTTCGGTAAGCGCGTACAGCAGCAAGCGCGGGCAAACTTAACGCGTAATAAAATGAACGCAAGTAAGGGCTTGTATGAATCTACAAAGTACGATTTGACCGTAAGCCCAAACTCTTTTATTTTAAGTTTTGATTTAGAAAATTACTGGCAGTTTCAAGATAGCGGTGTAAGCGGTACGGAACGCAAATTTAATACGCCTTTTAGTTACAAGACAAAGAAACCACCTGCGCAAATATTTGAGAAGTGGGCTAAACTTAAAGGCATAAAGCCTAGGAATAAACAAGGCAAATTCACTACTTACAAATCGTTTGGTTTTGCGGTTGCTACGGCTATTTTTAAACGAGGTATAAAGCCTACTAAGTTTTTTACTAAGCCATTTGAAAACGAATTTAAAAAGTTGCCAGAGGAAGTCGTAGAAGCGTTTGCATTAGAACTTGACGACCTGTTAACATTTACTACGTCGTAAGGTCATACCTAAATACTATCGACTGGTTCCTCAAATGTATAACCCTGCTTTTTTTATTGTGTTTTTACAAATTTATATTGCGTGATGCTGTTTTGATTTAAACAAAGATACCCATTTTATCGTTATAAATATTATGGCAACATTCGCAGAGATAGAAATAACGTTCGATCAGGAATTTGATTTTAACGTACAAAATAACGGTCTATCGATAGGCTTTACAAATCAATCCACGCAGTCTAGCGGGGTAGTTTTAGAAAC